GCCAACGCCAACGCCTACGCCAACGCCGACGCCAACGCCTACGCCGACGCCAACGCCGACGCCGACGCCTACGCCAACACCGACGCCGACGCCAACGCCAACTTCCGCTTGCAGGTGTTGAACCTGACCGCAGAGATCGGACTGGAAGCGCTGATTGCCTGCAAGTCGCCAGGTTGCGAATGGTTGGATCTGTGCGAATAATCTAAGGCCGCCATCGTGCGGTCTACCCTACCAATCCTAGAGAAAGTAATCATGGACACCAAGAAAGAAACAGGCGGCGCCGCATTTCCAAACGTATTTGAAATTCAAGCCAAAGACGGATATCACAGATCGTATTATGTCGAGACTGGTATGGATTTAAGGGACTACTTCGCGGCCAAGGCGCTCGCCGGGATGACAGGCCAGTTTCACGAGCACTGGACCACAGCAAGCGCCGCCAAAGCTGCCTACGAATTGGCCGACGCCATGCTTGCGGAGCGTGCCAAATGACCACCTTCGCCAACCTGCGCGCGCTGGCTAGCATCGACGACGCGCCCCGCATCATGGTCGACCGCCTGGACCTGGTGGAACTTCTGACCGCCTATGACGCCATGGCCGGCGCCGCGCTCAAGCCGGCCAGCAAGTACACCACCGAATTCGAGGAAGCTTGGAGCCTGTACCCGAGCCGCCCCGGCGCGAGCAAGGCGGCCACGTTCAAGGCATGGACAGCGCGCCTCAAGGCCGGCGCCACCGCTCAGGAAATGATCGAGGGCACGGCCAAGTATGCGGCCTACTGCAAGGCCGAGCGCACCGAGGCGGCCTACATCAAGCAGCCGGCCACCTTCTACGGGCCGGGCGAGCATTTCACCGCCGATTGGACCGTACGCAAGGCATTGGTACCTCAAAAATTCAGCGACCGATCGCAAGAAACTGAAGCAGAGCGAGACGCCCGCCGCTCGCGCTGGGGGCTGCCTGGTGATGAAGGGGCAATCGATGCGCCCTACTGAGCGGGATACTTTCTTCGAAGTCATGCGCGATGTATACCAGGCGATTGGGCAGGGCCAGCCCTACACAGAAGGCGGACTGGAACTTATGTTCGCGGCGTTGCAAGATCTGTCCCTGCAGCAGGTTCAGCAGGCGCTGGTCCGTCACATCAATGACCCGGTGAATGGGAAATGGCGCCCGAACGCTTCTATGATCCGCGACCAACTCAACAAGGCGGCGCCGGTGGCCTGGGTGAGTGCAGATGAAGCCTGGGGCACGGCGCCAAAACTGGAAACCGATTCCGGTGTGTGCAACCAGGTTGTGGCTGGCGCGCTGTCTGTGGCGCAAGACCTGATTGACCGAGGCGACATGGTGGCCGCGCGCAAGGCATTCATTGACGCCTACAACAGCCGTGTCGAGCAGGCCAAGAATCACCCTGACCCAGCGCAGCGCGTGCCTATCACGTTCGTTTCTGGCGGCAATCTGCCACAGCGGTTCGAGGATGCGCACGGCGAGCGCCAGATGTTGCTGGAGCGTGCGCAATCTGGCGGGCTATTGCCAGCTCCCAAGACCGAGCCCGCCGCGCTGCTCGAACACACGAAGCCAGCCAGCGCCCCGCCGCCCGAATTCAAGGCGCTGCTGCTGTCGCTGAAATCCAACACCATGCCACCACCGGAGGCGCAAGACTATGATAAATAAAATTCACTTTGGCGATTGTCGGGAAAGCATGCGTGCTATGGCCAATTCTGGGGTCAAGGTGCAAACCTGCGTGACATCGCCGCCCTATTTCGGCCTACGCGACTATGGCCATAACGGGCAGATCGGGCTGGAACAGCGCGCGCCAGAATACGTTCAAGGGCTTGTTGATGTATTCGCATTGGTTGCTGATGTGCTGGCCGACGACGGAGTTCTGTTTGTGAATATCGGCGACACGTACGCAGGCTTCAAAGACGGGAAGTTCCCGCCTCAAAGCCAAAGCAACGGGAACCAGCGTGGCATGCCAATTAGCGGCGCGCCGCACCGAAGCAAAAAACTGTTGGAACTGGACGGTTTCAAAGACAAAGAACTGATGGGAATACCGTGGCGATTTGCTTTTGCAATGCGTGATGCTGGTTGGTTGCTTCGGCAAGAAATAATCTGGTCAAAGCCAAATTACACACCTGAAAAAGTGCGGGACCGCTTCGTAAGAAGCCAAGAAAAGATTTTCTTATTTGCAAAGCAGTCGAAATACCACTTCGACGGTGACGCTGTTCGAGTTCCATCTGGAAACGGAGAAACGAAACTTCGGCCGGATGTCTGGGTAACGCCAACAAGCACTTACAAAGGCGCGCACTTCGCCACTTTCCCGCCAGCACTGATTGAGCCTTGCATACTTGCTGGTAGCAGGCCGGGCGACGTGGTGCTCGACCCCTTCATGGGAAGCGGGACCACAGCAGCGGTTGCGATTCAGCACGGGCGTCAGTTCATCGGGTGCGAGTTGAACGAGGATTACAAACCGCTGCAGGACCAGCGAATCGCGGCATCTCACGCCGATGTTTTTGAGAGAACCCAGCAACAGGAGATGTTTGCATGAACCAAGACACCCAAGTAGACCACTCGCTGTGCGCCGCCGGCAGCTGTCAGATGATCGCCAGCATGAGCAAGGGCACCACCGGCGGCGCCGACTGGCTGTGCTTCATCCACTTCGGAGCCGAGCAGCGCGACTGGCCCCTGATCACCCAAGAGCTGGCCCGGCTCGACTGGATGGTGCAGCTCGTCAAGAGCCTGCGCATGGCTGGCCGGCGCCAGAACTTCGACCAGGTGCGCGAACAGGCCCGCCAGGCCACTGCATTGGCCCAGCGCGGCGATTTAAACATCACAGCCAAGGAAAGCATGCTCTCGTACATGATCCGACTGGAAGGCGTTTTAAAGGCTTCGGGAAAGGAGGCGTGCAAGTGAACCGCCCGCTGATCGACCCCATCGTATTCCTGACCAAAAAGCAACTGATCGGCCAAGCCGTCACCGACAAAATCGAGCTGCCAGTTTTAGTCCATTTCGACGCGGCCAAGCGCGGGCGCATCACGAACCCCGGCTACAACTTCATCAGCCGGCACCTGGTCATGGCCAACTACTTGGCCGTGCGCCTTAAATCGCGCAGCTTCCAGACCATCAGCGAGTGCGCCGGCAAGCTGTGGAGCAAGGCCGGAGCACGCCCGGGAGAGTTCGCCAGCCTGACAACGAAGGAATACGCCGCCATCCGCGCCTGCCTGGGCGTCTACTTCCGGCACCTGCCGCGCGTGGAAATCGGCCTGTACATGCAGGCCAACCAGGTGGCCGCCCAGCTCATGGGCGACAACGACTGACGCGCCGCGGCCCCGCGCCAAGGGCCGCAACAAACTTTGGGGAGGAAATATGGATATGGAATTGAAGGTGCTGCTGGTGTTGATGGTGTTTTTCGTGATCGCTCACTTCGTACACGACTTCCTGACCGGAACGAAATCCAAGGTTGCAGAGCTCGAACAGAAGCTGGAAGCGGCTGAGGACAAGACTGCTATGGCAGAAGCCCGGGCGCGGAACCTGCAGAATCTGGTCGATCGACTGCAATCTGCGCTGAGGGAGGAATGCCGGCGCAATGGTGGCCAGGCCGATATCGCCACCGAGCAGGCGAAAACCAAGCGCCGCGCATACGACAGGCTCGAAGAAAACCGCAAGCCGCTCGATTTTTACTCATTCTGCCAGAGCATCGACCCTGCAGAAAAGCGCCAAGATTGATACCAAATGCGCAGGTTTGTGGTGTGAGGCTTGACAACCCTCATATCGCGTGCCAAGTAACATTGGATTTCCTCAAGGTACTGCTATAATTTCCACATCCCAATGATCGGTGGAAATTATGCGCGGCACTCCCCTCATCGTCGAAGACAGCGACCAGGTAGTCCCGACCACCAGCCGCAAGGTATTCGTCGCGCTCGACGAAGAAGGCAACCGGATCGGCGAGACCCACCACCATGCCAAGCTTTCCGACGCTCAGGTCGACCAGATCCGCGACCTGCACGAGCACCAGCGCCATAGTTACGGACAGCTCGCCGTCCAATTCGCTGTCTCCAAAGCAACAATCCAGTGCATTTGCAACTACACCCGGCGCGCCAGCACCATCGCCCGGTGGAAGGTGCTTCTGCTCCATACCCCGATTTCAATCACCACAAAGGAGGAATGACCATGGAAGCACAGCACATCCAGATCGACCAGCCGGCCCCAGCCCTGCCAGCAGCAACCCTGCCCGACCCGCGCCACCTCGACAACCTGAGCGAGGCCCAGTACATCGCCATGCTGGAAAGCTGCATTCCCACCATGAAGGCCGACCACGCCGCGGCCGTCTACATGCTCGCCTTCCTCAAGAACTCCGGCGACGTCCGCGTCAAGCGCGCCCAGTTCATGCGCTCCGCCAGCCGCATTCAGGGCGGCATTCCCCCGTTCGTCGAGGTCGCGCTGACCCTGGTCAAAGAAACCGGCCGCAAGGCGTAAAGCCATGTCACAAGTTTATATTTACGCGCTCGTCTGCCCAGAGACAGGCCGTGTCCGGTATATCGGGAAAGCCGACGACACCAAAGCAAGGATGCGCACGCATCTAAGGGATTCGCGCAATAGTAAGCGCCCTGTTTGTGCGTGGATCCGCGATTTGTTGGAGCGTGGGCTCGCGCCAGTGATGCATGTTATTGCTGAAGTTGCCCCATCTGATTGGGAGCAGGAAGAAATCCGGCAAATTGCTGCACATCGGGAATTGCACCCAGACCTGCTGAACGTGGCAAAGGGTGGTTCCACTCCGCACATGACAAAATATCAGCGCGCCAAGAATGGCGTGACTTCAGCGAAATCAAGGGTGAAAACGCCTGAGCAAGCCGAGTTATACAAGCTGAAAACGGAAATCGGCAAGAATCTTGTATGGCTCAAAAAGAATAGCCCAGACGGTTATAAGCGTATGGCGGACTATATTCGTCCTCTCACCATGAAATATCCGGCGTACTTCGGTGCATGGGTGGGGATCTGATGGCCGCGACAAAGAATGTGCTCACGGTAGAGCAAATTGAGGAAATCATCGAGCGCGTCGCGAGCGGGCTTACACTCTTGCAGTCTTGCAAAAAAGCAAAAAAAGACTACATGAATGTTAATAAAAGAATCAACGCAGACAGCGAACTGAAACGATTACACGCATACGCGCGCGAAGAACACATGCGTGTCCGCGTTCAAAGTGCGCACGATATCGCAGCAGATCCGAATATTGACCCAGCGCGAGCCAGGATCATGATCGACCTGATCAAGTGGGAGGTCGCCCGTGTTCTTCCCAAGGAATTCGGCGATCGCGTGCAGCAAGAGGTCATCATCACGCACAACACCACGCTATCGCAGCGCATGCAGGCTGCGCGCACCCGGGCCGCGGTCAAGGCTGTGGCCACCGATTTACCACCAACCACCGAGGAGGAATCATGATTTTTACGAAGCGCGACCCAAATGTCCACGCTGCACAGTTCGATGGCGCCACGACCAGCATTGGCGAGCTGGAAGACATGGTCGGCGAATACCGCGGCTTCAGCCTGGTCAGCGATGGCCACCTGACCGTTCTGACCTTGCACGGGGATGGCTGCGAATATCGGCTGAATAGAGGCGACTGGCTTGTCGATGTCGGGGGCGTAGAGCGTAGTAAGCTGGCCGTGTTCAACAAGGAATGCTTCGCCAGCAACTACCAGGAGTGCAAATAATGCGCCTCAAGCCAATCACCGTCGCTGTCACCTTCGCCTGCTACGCAATCGGGCGCCAATGGCGCATCGCGCAGGGCCTGCCAGCCGACTAAAACACGTCGCGGCCCGCAGGGAAATTTAAAAAGAACCGGCGATTTCATATAATCACCAAACAACCACAAGGAGAAATGCTATGTCCGCCGTACAAAATTCACCAGTCTTCCCCGACCCATCTATCGCCGAGCGCTTGCAAGCTGTGCAAATCCGCTCCGCCGCGCTGCAGGCGGCGATCAACACCGTGCCGACGCCATCGACCACCGAGCAGGTGCTGGCCGCGGCCGCAGCGTTCGCCGCCTACCTGAGCGGCACCGGTCCAGCCCCAACCTGATCCGGGCCAGGCGATGTCCAGTCACAACCAAGAGCAGCAGCTCGAACAGCAATTGGTCGAGGACATCGCCAGTTTCACGCACGACCCGCTCGGCTTCGTCCTGTATGCCTTCGACTGGGGGCACGGCGAGCTGACCAAATTCCCCGATGGGCCAGACACCTGGTCGCGCGAGGTGCTCGACGAGATCGGGCAGAAGCTGCGCGCCGGGGTGATCACAGGCCTGTCCGAGGCCATCCAGATCGCTGTGGCGTCCGGCCACGGCATCGGCAAGTCCGCGCTTGTCTCCTGGCTGGTGATCTGGGCCATGTCCACGCGCGAGGATACCAAGGGCGTCGTCACTGCGAACACCGACAACCAGCTCCGCACCAAGATCTGGGCCGAGGTCAGCAAGTGGTATCGCCTCTGCATCTGCAAGCACTGGTTCAAGTTCACTGCCACCAGCATCTACAGCACCGATCCCGAGCACGAGAAGTCCTGGCGCATCGATATGATCCCGTGGTCGATCAGCAACACCGAGGCATTCGCCGGCCTGCACAACCAGGGCAACCGCATCCTGATCGTGTTCGACGAGGCCTCAGCCATTGACGACAAGATATGGGAGGTCGCCGAGGGCGCGCTGACCGACGAGGACACCGAGATCATCTGGGTGGCGTTCGGTAATCCGACCCAGAACGTCGGCCGGTTCCGCGAGTGCTTCCGTCGGTTTCGCCATCGATGGTCCTGCCGGCAGATCGACAGCCGCACGGTGCGCATCGCCAACAAGGCCCAGCTCGACAAGTTCGTTGCCGACTATGGTGAGGACAGCGACTTCGTCAAGGTGCGCGTGCGCGGCATGTTCCCGTCGGCCAGCGCAAAGCAGTTCATCAGCACCGAGGATGTCGACGCGGCGCAGAAGCGCGTGCTACGCGAAGAGCAGTTCAACTTCGCCCCGATCATCCTGACCTGCGATCCGGCATGGGAGGGCGACGACATGCTTGAGATCGGGCTGCGTCAGGGCCTGAACTTCCGCATCCTGCGTACGATCGCCAAGAACGACAACGACATGCAGATCGCCAGCATCCTCGCCAACCTGGAAGACCAGCACCAGGCCGACGCCGTGTTCATCGACAACGGTTATGGCACCGGCATCATCAGCGCTGGCCGCACCATGGGGCGTACCTGGATCGGCGTCTGGTTTGCGGGTGCATCTGGCGACCCTGGCTGTCTGAACAAGCGGGCCGAGATGTGGAAGGGCGCGCGCGACTGGCTCAAGGACGGCGGCGCCATCGATCCAAACGACCAGGTGCTGTATCAGGATCTGATCGGGCCGGAAACCGTGCCGCGCCCGGACGGCAAGATCCAGCTCGAATCGAAGAAAGACATGAAGGCGCGCGGGCTGCCGTCCCCCGGCCGCGGCGACTGCCTGGCGCTGTCGTTCGCATTCCCCGTGTCCAAGAAGCCGCTGCTTCAGCGCATGGGGATACCGAGCACCAAGAAGAACGATTACGACCCTTTCGCGACCTGAGCAAGTATGCGTACCGCTCGGGGCGCCTCCTACGATGCAACCCTTATAAGGAACGACTTCCCATGATCACCTTCGTCCATACCACATCGATTCTCGACCAGATCGAACTGTCG